TTGGTGACTCCTATTGTATTACTAAATGCAGCAGCGTCAATCTTACCATAGATCGCCATTCTTTACTCCAAGTACAATGTGTTTCCTATCTTATATTTATAAAAAAAGGGAGGTTGCCCTCCCTGATTACCTTATTCGCGGTTCTTGATCGCTTCTGATACTGTTGCCAGTAACTTGTCGTCAGCATCCGTTTTAGTTAGTTTTACTGCCTTTCCTAGTATCACTAGGCAGATGTCGATGAGTTTCTCACCGAGTTCAGCATCATCTGGTATTTTGTCTACTGCATCAGAGATGATCTTTGAAGCAATAGGTAATAGAAATCCGAACATGATTAATTATATTGGTCTACTCTATATATAAACCTTTAATCTGCCTTAAACTTCTTGTTCTTCATGTAACCCCACTTCCCTTTATGAAGTGCTCGTACCCCTCTCTTATCCTTGATGAATTCTTTCTTTTTCTTACTGCCATCAGAGTTAACAAAGTCCTTGTACCTTTTCTTTCCGTGCTTCATGATAGCACTTTTGATCTTAGCGTCTTTGTTTTGTTTTTCGTCCTTCTCTCTTTGTTTGGTATCAGTATACCAAGAGAGGGCACGTTCCTTTAACATTATGCAGACATCCCTGCTCTCTTCTTATCATGGTCAGCAGTCATCTGTTGCATGCGTGCCTTCATCTTGTCTTTGATAGCATTCTTTTTAGCAGAAGTATCAACTGCCTTGTACTCAGCAACTACTTCCTCTTCTACTTCATGACCCTCTTCTGGTGTGTTGTCAACTGCACCTTCACCTTTGGGTTGTAGTTTCTTTTTACGAAGTTCGTCGAGCATAGACTCTTTCATCTTAATAATTTTAGATCTGACTTTACGTCTGTTCAATAGGTACTTATCAGACTTATCATGGTCACCGTCGTTGTCGATGTCCTTGTCTTCTTTTCCTACTGCATCTAATTTCTTCTCGTCTAATTTCTTTTCCTGCATGAGGTCCTCCTTTTTAGGATTAATAGTCACACCGCCTTTCTTTACAGTGGTAGTGACTCGTTTGTCGGTGTCTGGTTTCATGATTCGTAACCTATTTCATTTCGCCAAGAGTAACTCTCAACGTCCAGTGTTTTAGGATAGTCTTTGCTGCCCTTCTTAGCGGGTGCTTCACCACGCTTACGCTTGGCATGTATATTATCCCAAAGTCCCTTCTTTTCGTCAAGGGATTGTTCATTATTTATAACATTATCGTCTTCCTTGACACAGTTAGGGACTTGCTTCCCTCCTTTTGTCTTGGTTCCTTTTGCCTTGTAACCATCCCAACACTTGCCTGCACCTACGTTCTTGCGTGCCTGCTTTAAACTCTCAACCATATCATTATGGAGGACATCTATGTCAATTCCTACTGAGATTCCTACCTGTTCTTCTACTCCTCCTGCTCTCTGTAAGTTTAGTCCCAAGTCTCTTGGTTCTTTGGCAGTTTTCTCTCCCTTCTTACCCATGATCTGATAACGTCCATCATTCTTCATACCAGTGACAACAAATGACTCACCACCCTGTGATATAACTCTACCAATATTACGGTCCTTGTCGAACTTGATCTTGTTCTTGTCAATGAGTTTCTTATCAACAGGAAATCCTGCATAACCCTCGACAACTTCCTCATGGTTCATGATGATGTCAACTATTGCTCTTCCTGCGTCCTCAATGCGTTGGGTCTTTGGTTCTTCCCCACCGTATACGCAATCTAGAATTTGTGTTTGCTCCTGCAAACTGAACCCTAGTAACACAGATCCTATCTTAATGTCTAACATTGTTATGAATTGATGTAATACTATTTAGATTTAGCAGTCTTTCTGAACTCAGAAAACTTAATGACTCCCTGTCCTGGGGTCATTGCCTGCACTGCCTCTCTATATTTATCTGTCCCTATCTTCCAATCGTTACCTGACCCATCATCTGCACTATGATTACTCTGATCTTTCCTGTTGGGGTCTGTACTTTCCTTTGTTACTCCTGCCTTGGATCTCTGTCTCTCTGCTACTGACTTGATAAGCATCTTCAATACTGCACGCTTACCATATGGGTTGCTCTTACGTCCAAGAGGAACCTTCTTGTCAGTCTTCATTGCTATCTCTGTGATGTCTCCCAACCATGCCTTGAACTCATCACCATGCTCGTCCTTGAATATGACATGGTTAGTTCCTCTGTGTACTATGTGTCCTCTAATACCTGTGTTGTCATTCTCTATGAGTGTACCAGTATCAAATAGTTCACCTTGGAAGTAGTGATCTCTCAACTCTTCTAGTGCCAACTTAGGAGCGTACTCCCACACTGCTTCCTTAACTGTTCCTGCTTTTACTTTTGCTTGCTTCGCTTTCTTCTCTGCCTTTTGCTTAGGTGTTAGTCCTGCTTGGACGTCTGCCATCATCTCTTTACTCTTCTTATATCCACCAGTGCCAGCATGGAATGATTCATGGTCTCCTGATTGAGCATGCTTACGCAAAGAACTTGCACTAAGTTTCTCCAAAGGATCCTCAGATTTAGGATCACGTTTACCAGCAGACTTAACATTAATACTCTTGAAGTCATAGTGCACTCCATTGTATTTCTTAGTTAGTTTATCAAACTCTTTGACTCTATCGTCACCAACCACCATGGTTACATGCTCATGACCTTCATCGTTAAGGTCTTTCATGATGTCAAATATATTTCTATGTGCTTCGTTGTTCTGAATCTTGTCTTTATGTTGCTTGAACATCCCACGCATGTGCTTTACTTTCTGTTCTGCTGACAGTGGGTTCTTCTTATTGTCTTGTGTTCTACTAGGATAGATTCTGTAATTACCTGAGTCTCCACCATATGATTTAACTGCGTCCATCACCTTACCATGTCCTGCATGTGGAGGATTGAATCTTCCAAATGTAAATGCGACATGCTTATCTGGCATCTCCTGCTGCTTCTTAGCAGCGGATGCTGGTTTCTTCTTAGGAGTTTCTGCCTCTATGATGAACTGACGGAATTTCATTTAGACCAATCTTTTGCCACAGTAAAGTTTGCACGAGAGAATTCAAGTCTGTCAACTAATTTGACTGCTGAACCATCTTTGATAGCAACAAATCCTTCTGGACTTGTAACTCGGTATCCACCCTCGTCTTCAAGGAACGTGCCGACACCTTCAATCTTCTTCAACTTATTTATAATCTTAACCTTTGCTTTCATCAGTAATTTGAATCCAGTAAGGGCAGAGAAAATGATACTCTTGTTACTATTTAGATAACTTAGGTTCTCTTCCTTTTGTTTTTGCCACTTTTCCTTCCCTTTCTCACTCTTTTTCTTGTCAACTTCTTTACCAAATTCCTTCTCAACATAGTATATGTACCCCTTTGCCATTGCTTCTGCACTAGCAGGGATACTATTGTTTCTAACTAGAATGTTTATATACTTCTTGAACAGAGCAGCGTAACTAAATGGTTTTGTACCACCACCTATTGCATTTAGGAATGCCTTGGAACGTAGTAGGTTAGTCTTTGCTAGTCTAATATCATTCTTTACACTCGATAGTTCTGTTGGTGTTAGGTTTGCAACTCCATTTACATTAGAGAATGCAGATGAGAACACTGCTATCAGAGCATTACCTTGCATACTTGATACATCCACACCAAACGATGCTGTCATAGTGCTGATACTGGTGCCAGTATATCTTGTATGAAATACTATACCTAGATCAGAGTGTCCAACCTTCTTACCCATCACTGTATTCTTCTCTACACAGTATGTGATAGTGTTAGGTTTAAACTTATAGCATACCTTGCCACCCATGGTAACGACAGGAGGTGTCTCTGTATAGAGGAGGTCACCTTGTATCACACCCTTGATATCTAATTGTGATAGATGATCTAATGATTTCTTTAACTTATCTGCTAGTTCACCGTCATAGAAAGAATCAATGTCATCATGTGAGTAACATATCTTTGGGTTAGTCTTATTGAATACTGATTTAGTTCCTACAAAAAACAGATCAGACTCAGGATCTGTACCACATATAATAGCAGGAGCACCATCCCATTTAACTGTAACCTTTGTGTTGTTCCCACCTTTACCAGTGGTCAGCATATCCACAAGTGAATTTAAAAACCTAAGACTATTATCTGCACCATTATATCCATCATTGAATATATCATCTTCCAAATGTTCGAGGTGTGTATTCTTGCTCATGGTTGTACTCCGACTGTCTCTCTGTATGGTCTACTCTTAGATGACTTGTTACGCAAATAGAACTGTGCGTTGTTTGGTATTTTATTATATAGATCATTTGACATAAAGAACTGAGGATCTCCTTTGTTAAGTTTGAATTTGTAGAAAGATACTTGCTTCATT